GCCTCCAACAACCGACCCGATCTTGGCAGCTCCTGCGCCATAGAGGAAAGCATAGATAAACGTCTTAGCTTGACTCCGTGTCTCAAGCCCTGCCGCTTTTTGATTGGCTGTGTGTATGTCGCCGGATACAACTTCATTCGTATATTCATTATCATTCATGTAGTGAGCCAGCATCCGCAACTCTAAACCGCTTGCATCGATACCAACTAATTTACATCCTTTCTCAACTGTCCAAAGATCACGACATTCAGGTCCATAAATTGCAATAGAGTTTGGAACCTGTGCCATATTCGGTTTAATGTGCGTCATTCTCCCAGTAACTGTACCATTGCTGATAACACGACCATGCACACGACCATCAGCCTGTACTGCCTCGATCCAGCTTTCTACCTGAGAGATACGCTTCTGTAACATTAAGTATTCTGCTATGGCTTTCGCTTCGGGAATGTCGCTGCCTTCGAGCGTGGTTTCGTCGACGATTGGGGCGTTTGTTTTCTCGGTGAACTTGCTCGGCTTCCAGCCTTTTTCGATGAGCCTTTCTGCGATTTGCTTGCGACTTCCGGGATTGAAGTCTTCCACGATGTCGGAAAGGGGTCTACCGGTGGTTTTGTGGGTGCGTCCAGTAGTGACTTTGGCAGGAAAAATGCTTTGCATTTCAACAGTGATAGCTTCCAGCCTAGTCTTAAATTCAGCCAATAATTGCATAGCAGATTGTTCATTGAACTTGAAACCGTTTCTTTGTTGTTGGGCGATGATTGCTTGTACTTCATGTTCTAGCTCCTGTGATTTAATTGAAAAGTCCTGCCTCTTTAATTCATACTTCAAATAACTATAAACCTTGTGTAATACTTCTACATCTTTAATGCAATAGTAATGCAATAAGGGAATATGCGGTTTATCAAATTCCATCCCTTCGTAATAACCATTGTAACCAATGTGCTTTTTATCCGATATTAAATTTATACCAGTAATCCAAGACCATATTTTAGTATAGTCAATTTTCTGTGTTCCTAATAAGTTCCCTAGGTTGTTTAGGCTGTGTCCTCCCTCTAGACTTGGGTTTAGTAAGCGACTTAGAACTAACGTATCTTCGACTCTCTTCAATGTAATCTGACATTTCCATAACTTTTTCAGTAAGTGAAAGTCGAATGCTATCCCATTGTGAGCCACTATCAAACTCGCTGCCTTTATGTACTCCGATAAGTCGTTTGCTTCTTTCCATACCTTTACCTCGTTTGTATCTAAATCTTTTGTAACAACGCACCAAATCTTACTATGATCTAATGTGGTTTCGATGTCAAGTAATAATCGCATAGAATTATCTTACTCTATGTGCGAGTGTTTTGTCAACAAATATTAAATTAGAACCACATTTAATGATTGCAGAATAGCCTACATTGTGCATTAGTGTGCGAATATCTTCTTCACTATAGGGTTGCAACTCCACACAGATTACCTTAAACGGGTGTAGGCAATAATTGATGCTCTGCAGTACTTCATAGTCCATTCCTTCAATATCGATTGTCAGAAAGTCAGGTGTCAATCTATGCTTTAGGATTTGGTCAATTGTGAAGATTGGTAGTTCTTTGATGTCGGTAATAGAGAACTGCGGATAATCAATTACAAATCCTTCAGCAACCTCTTTAAGGAAGCTATTTCGTCCAGATTCGCTATCAATCATGTAAAATTCACGGAATTCTGATTGAATACCCACACCAACATTAAGGTTAATATCCTGTGGTCGTTGTTCTAGGAATGCTTGATATAAAGTAGGATTTGGCTCAACATTAATACCCCGACTGCCGCTGTCATAGAACAGCTTAGTATTACTAATCCGTTCCGGATGGTGCGCTCCCACATCCAAGTATGAAGGAGTAGCAATACCGAGACTGTGAAAGATAGCCCGAATAATAAGATCGTCTCCATGTTGAGCATAGGTTTTATCTCCAAATAGTTGATCAGGATGTGCCATTAATGTTTACCCTGCGTTGCTGTTATCAATTGATATCTCAGTGCTTCCACTTCCGCCATCGCTATTGTCAGTTCCATGTTCGCTATTACTAACTGATCCTGAAGTTCTTTTATTTCCTTTTGCATTTCTTCGATTACGCAATGCATCCGGTCTTCTGTCGTCCATGTTGTCATTTGCTTTCTCCATTTCCAAAGGTTGTTCCAATTGAACAGGTTTAACGGCGGACACTTCCACACCATTCTCTAACTCCTCAATATACTCTTCTAATAACTGAATGTACTTATTTTGCTTCTCTAGTTCGTCAATACATCCTCTTGCTAAATCAAATACTCTTTTGCTTACATCATCCATGTAATAAATCCAGACGCATAAAAGAAAACTGCTACTGCTTCAACAATCAATAACGGATTGTCCCGTTGCTTCCATCCAGCCCAAGCCCACATCGCACTACCAACCGCACTAAGAACAATGTTCATCGGATAGATATTGTAGCTGGTTAATGCGATACCGACTAAGCAAAGACAAGTAGCAACCCATTTAAAGAGTAACATCGTTACGCCATTTATCAATCGTTAAATCTAATGCAGTGCCGTCAAGCCATTCCCATGTTGCCATCTTGTTATCGCATAATACGACAATCGGTGCATACGCCCCCGGAGGAACATCCCATGCTGCGTTGCGTAGCCAAAGATAGCGTTCAGCATGATTAAAGATTTCTTTATTGTCCTGAATCCTGCTAAAGACATCTTTATTAAGTTCACGCAATCGCTCTATTTCGTTACATAGATCAGTGATGATTTTACGAGTAACATCATAGTCGTCATGCTTTGCGTACTTCAATGCTTTTTCTAGTAAATCATCTTTCATATAGTTTCCTGTATCTCTAACATTCTGCCTGTTGATGGATTGTATAACAAATCGCCAGCACCGCCAGTGTAACCACTAAAGCGATTCTTTAAAACCCTAACATGAGTAGTGTTTCTTTCAATCATGTCAGTAGCCTGTCCGTTACGCTCTAGTCCGATCACAATGTCAGATAACTGTGCTATTGAGCCTGAGCCTCGCAACTGAGCCAGCGATGTAACAGCGCCTTCCTCGTGACCTTTGCTTTCCGGTCTTTTCAGGTGCGATACACATAACAGGCTAATCCCTGTTTCTTGTACCAACATCCGCAAGCGTGTCATAATCGCATCCAAAGCCTTTCGTTCATCGCCCACGTCACCGCCGCTAACAATGATACTAATGTGATCCAAGACCACGTAGCCACAGTTAAGTCCTTTTGCCATGTAACGGACACGATTAACAATGTTATCAAGACTACTACTTCCAAAATGATCAAACAGATAAAGGCGGTTAGTGCCAAGTGTTCTATCAAAGGCATCTTTTAACTCCTCCGGTGATACATCAACATCAGGTAAATGAATCGGTTTGTTCGCCGCTAGGGACATCAGCGATCTAGCCGTCTTACGCACACCTTCCTCCAAGAACATCATGCCGATATTGTCTTCGGTTTTGGATAGGATGTGCCATACGATCTCACGCAAGAACTGTGATTTGCCTAAGCCTGATCCAGCCGTAATCATCACTAACTCGCCCTTACGAATGCCGTAGGTTAGTTTGTTGATACCAGCATAGGGATAATCTACTTCTGCTTTGTCAATCGGTTTAGATACGACATCCCACAGCGTAGAGCCTTGAATGATGCCATCTGGCACATACTGCTCTGCTCTCCACCAATCGTCAACAAACTCCTTATCTGCCTTGATCTTGAGATAATCCGAGGCATCTTTGAGTCCTGTTCGCATCTTCATCATCTTGACTTTGCCACCGAATAACTCAGCAACAGACTGCATTGCTTTCTGTCCGGCTTCGTCGCCATCAAACGACAAAACAATATTCTCGAATGAATCAATGTATTCGTATTGTGCTTTGCAGTCCTTGAGTGCTGCCGATGCGCCATTACGAATCGAGATCACCGGATACTTAGCGCCCATCATTTGAAACGCTGATAGTGCGTCTAATTCACCTTCGCATATCGTTAAGAATCTACCGCCTTTAGGGAAACAGTTTTGACCGAATAGCATCGTAGAGCCAAACTCACCAGCAATCGAGAATGCTTTAGAGCTAACGAGCCTAATCTTAATAGCAGATAACACGCCATCATTATCAAAGTAAGGGTAATAATGCTTGTTAACATCTTGTTTAACTCCATATTTTAAGCAAACAGCCGAAGAAATATTACGATCAGCGATAGCATTAGAAGTAGCATTGTCATAGAATTGTAAGTCCTTATTCATTGGTTTAATTTCTCTCTTGGTAATAACTCCATCGCCGTCGGTGTAAGTATGACATACATGGCAATAAGTATGACCATCATCATGTAAAGCATTACCATCCGATGACCCACAATTCGGGCAAGCGATGTGCTTTAGGAATTTACTTGTTCTTTGTTTTGTTAGC